CTCGGCCTGGCCCGCAAAAAATGAGTCGCCGATCTTGAACGAGTCGGCCAAGTTCCTGGCCATGTCACCTAGTCGCCTCTCGGCCAGGATTTGCCCGTTTTTGTCGCCGCCGCCTTTCGCCTTCTCGAGTTCGGCCAGGAGTCGACTCCGGTCTTTGTTGAACTTCTCGGCCTCGGTCAAGACTGGATCGAGGCGGTCCTCCTGGGCCCTGGCGAGGGCGGCCTTCTGGCGGTCGAGGACCTCGGTCAAACGACGGGCGACATCAGGGTCGGCCGCCTGGGCGGCCGCCGCCAGGTCCTTGGCGATCCGGGCCGAGTCCTTGGTGAATTGCTCGAAGGGTGTCAGGGTCCCCGCCTCGAAGTCGGCCAACAGTTTCTCCTGGCGTTGCTTGATAAGTTCAAACCCTTGGCGAATTGTGTCGGCATCAAATAACCTTTCCCCGTCGGTAAGGTCCCTGATTCGTTTGGCGGTCTTGTCCAGGTCGGCGAGTCCCTCGGTCAGGGTTGCCAGGGGACCGTCGGGCCCTGGGCGGAGGGCCTTGATAAATTCCTTGGCCTCGTTGTCGAACTTCCCGACCTGGCCCTGGTCGCCGAATTTGTCGACCGCCTTTTGTGCGTCGACCTTGGCGAACTGCAACTTCTCGGCGAGTTTTTCAATTGGTCCAAATGCGGTCTCATATCGTGGGGCCAGGTCCTTGAGTTTCTTTTCCAACTCAAAGGCGAGGAGTTTTTGCCCGCCCTTGTTCGCCTGGTCGATCTGTTCCCGGACATCGAGGACCTCTTTCGCCAACGACTCGTAAGCGTTTAGGGGGACCTTGGCGAACTCCTGGATTAGTTGGTCCTTGCGTTTTTTCGCCAGGTCGCCGGTTTGTTTGAACCGTTCGTCGGTATTTGAAAGGCGGATATTTGCGTCTAGGTTGGCGAACTCGTCGAGCATTTTGTCCAGGGGAGACTTGACCGCCTTCGAGAGTTCCTCGTTGACCTTGCCGAAGTAAGCGGTCAATTGCCTCATCATCTCGGCCCGCTCGTTGGCAGCCCCGCCAAGGGCGACCTTCCCGGCGTTGACGGTTTTCGACTCGGCCCCGAACGGGGCGAAAAATGCGGAGACAAACGACCGGAGTCCGTCAAGTTCCTCGTTCCAAACCTTGTCGCCGACTTTCTGGGCGAACTGGATCGGGGAGGCCAATTGCCCGAGGCGGCCCAAGGCTGTGTCGGCCTCGGCCCGCTTTGACTTTGCATCGGATCCTTGGAGAGAGGAGGCGATCGCCTGGGCCCCCTGGAAACCAGTAACCCGGCCCGCCTTAACCATCCGCTCCGCCTGGTCGGCGGTCGTCCCGATCGCCTTCCCGAGGTCGTCGTAGGCGTTGACACCCCGGGCCCTGAGTTTGTCGAACAAGTCGGCCGAGGCGACCATCTGGCCATTGAGGTTGGCGATTCCGCCGGAGATCTCGGCGACACCCTTCCCGTTCCCGCCAAACAACCAATCCAACTCGGCCCCGCCCTGGAGGATCTCCAGGGACTTCCCGAGGCCGAACCCGGCCCCGGCAAGTTTTTCCATTGATCCCGCCAGAGACTCGACATTGGTCCCGGTCGTGCTTGAGATCTTGGAAAGTCCGCCGAGGATCTCCCCGCCTCGGTTCACATTCCCATACATGGCCCCGAGGGACTTCCCGAGTTTGTCGGACTGGTCGGCAAACCTGGCGAACTCTCCGGCGGTCTCGACCGCCTTGTTGGCCAACCAGGTAAAGGCCCCGGCAACGGCGGCCTTCCCAAAGTTGGCGACAGTTTTCCCGAGACCGTCGACCTTGTCGCCGAGTTTCCCGAGTCCGGACATCGCCTTTTCGGCGTTGAGGCCGACATCGATCGACAGGGTCGAGACATTCTCAGCCATTGGACTGGGTCCTCGGTTCGAGTTTTCCACCCCAAGACACCAGAAGGGCCCGAAGTTTTTCCGGGTCCTGGATACCGTCCCCGGCGGTCGGGTCTTTCCACCAGGGGAGACGGATTGCCTCGATCATCTTTTTTGGGTTTGCGGCCGAAGGGGCCGCTACGGTGTAGGAAAAACCCATTGTCGCCAGGATGTCCTCTCGGTACGGGCCCCAGGGTTCGATCCCCCGGAGGGCCAACCATTCGACCAGTTCGCCCGCTCCCATGCGTTCTGACAGTTCGGCGACTGTCATCCCGAGATGGCCCGCCAGGGCGAAGACCGCCCGCCGAACGGGCGACCTTAGTTTTTTTCGACGGTCTCCTGGGCCATCCCGTTGAGTTCAAAGACGGCGGACTGGATCCGCTCGAAGTCCCCCCGACTCAAAGAGTCGCCAAGGGTCGCCGTCTCGTCGTCCTGGAATAACCTCTTCCCGTCCTGGCCGACGATCGACCGAACGAAAAGCCACAGGATTAGACCGGACCTTTCGACGGTCGAGACAGCCGAGGCCGACCTTTGTCCGAACTCAAGGAACTCCCCGGCGGAAAGTTCCCGAACCAAAACCTCCCCGCCTAAGTCGGGGAGGTTTACGGTCCTGGTTTTCAACCTGGAAAACGGTTGAAAGTTTTCCCTAGATAACATTTCCCACCCTCGAGGTATTTAATTAGTCGACTTGGAAACCGACCTCGTAACTCAAGACATTGTCGTCGGTGGCGACCGACGGGGTCCCGACCGATGAGAGGTAACCCTCGAAAGATATAAGGGGAGTCGTGTCGTCGAAAACGGCGGTCGTTCCCTGGATGTCGACTGTGATCTTGTACTTTTTTCGGCCAATCAACTTACTCCGGAAGTCGGTCAGTTGGTTGGTTGCCGGGGCGGTGTCGTTCGCCGTAAAGGTGAAAGAAACCGTTCCCTTGTCCAGGCGGGCCGGGCGGCGGCGAATGTATGTATCAGCTAGGGAGGTGACATCCGAGAAAGACATCGTCCAGGAGTTCCCGGTAATTGCCCGGAGGTTGTCCAAGGTCGTGGCGGCCCCATAGGTTCCGCTCCCTGGGGTGGTTTCCTCGGCGATCTTGGCGATCGTGCCGGTCGAAAATAATGGATTTGGCATTGGTCAGAACTCCAAAGGTGTCAAATGAAACAAAAGCCCCCGGTCAGACTCATTCGGACTTGGCGGATCGACTCGTCGGAACCGTCGAGGATGATCTCCGAAACCTGGCCCGAGGTTGTCACCCTCCACCAAAAGACTTTGATCTCCGAGACCGACGACCAACTCCCAGGCCCGGACTTTTCCAAAACCCAACGGTAAGCATCCTCGCATTGAGAGACAGTCTTGGCGGTGATCGTCAGGTCGAAGGACTCAACTTTGTAGATTGACCGCCCGGCCAAGTCGAATTGGTCGGCCATCTCGACCCCGCTATAAACCCCAAAGGTTGTCGAGGCGGCCGAGGCCGGGGCGATCTCGGCGAAAATCCCCCCTGGGATCTTGGCCGAGAAACCAGCAACCCCGACCAGGTATTGGCGATACGCCTTGGCCAAGGACATTAAATATTCCTCCCGTTCCGCAACATTCCCCGCCTCTTCCAATAGGTCTCGATCTCGACCTTGAGGATCCCGGCCGCCAGGTTTTTTGCCTGGTGTTTGGTCTCACGGAAGGCGATCGACATATACGGGCGAGGTTGAACATAACCCCGAACCTGGCCCCGGATTTTCAGGACATGACCGCCCTCGATTAGGTGGGCATATCGGGCCGGGTCGTTCATTACCAGGCGGCGAGTGAACGGCGAAAAGGCGACGATTCGTTGGTGTTTGTGACCGACAAAACCATTGACCTTTCCGGACCCTCGGGACTTCCACTTGGCGTTGCCCTTGGAGTCGGTGACCTGGAAAGACTGTTTTTTCCCGACGACGATTTTTGTCGTGACCGACTTCCGAAGGGATCCAGTTCGGCCGACGATTAGGAAAGAATTTTCTAGTCCTTTCTTTCCACGATATTTGGGATTAGATCGGTGTAAATGCCAAAGTCCCCTCTCGTCGTTGTCCTTGGGTCCGCCCCAAACCGAGTAGCCGACCGAGTTCCCGCCCTTGGCGAAAACCGATTTTCCCTTCGAGGCGGAGGTCCGCCAGACATTTTTCTTGACGGCGGCCTGGATTGGTTTGACGGCGGCCCGGACCGCCTTTTTGAGCATGGCGGTCTTTCCGCCCTGGATCGCCGCCAGGTTCTCTAAAAGTTGTTGGTCGCCCGAAAGGGCAAGACTAAAGTCGGTTCGGCTCATGTGATGGGAACCTCCTCGGTACAGGAGAAGACGATCTCTTCCCGGGGTTTCTCCGGGTTGCGATCGACCGAGGAAACAACAAAGTCCCGGCCTTTGAAACGAACCCGCCAGGTCTCTTGGACCTGGGCGAGTTCGGAACAATCCCGGACGGTGACGGTATGGGAAAAAGTGACCTGGCCCCGGCCGACAACCGCCTGGGTCCCGCCGCCGTTCCCGGCAACCGAGGCCCAAGTTTGGAAGTGTTCGGCAAACGAGAGGACATCCTGGCCAAAACTGTCAACGGTCCTCGTCGGTTTGAGGATGGCGACCCGGTGACGGTATTGGCCCGAGGGTTTCACTTGTATTCCCCGGAGTCCCAAAGGCGGAGAATATTCTCGACCGAGAACGGGATCGGGAGGCCCGCCTCGGTCGAGGCCGCCTCCCTGTTCATGTACCAATGACCGACCAGGAGAAGGATTGCCAATTTGAGGGGCCGAGGGACATTGGTCCCGTCGACACCATAACCGGCGGTGTATTCGATCTCGACTGGCAGGGGCCGCCAGGTTGTCAGAAAGGGCCAAAACCAGGCGTTGTAAAGTCGGACGGTTGGCGGGGTCCCCGTGGCGGCGAGAAAGTCGCCGTCGGTTTGGTCGAGGAGAAAGATCTCCTCGACTTCCGTCCCCTGCCAATAACGCACAACCGGAGACGATAGGCTTTTATTTGCATTGGTCGAAAGGATCATCGGCCGCCGAGGCAGTTCGATGTCTCCATTATCCTCGGGGAACCCCTCCAGGCGATAACGCCAACGGGTTGCAACCAGGGAGAGGCGGGTTTGCTCCTCGATGTATTCCCTTGCGGCGGCGACGAGATAACCGACAAGGGTGTCTTCGTCGGTTGAGTCGATCCGTAGATGGGCCTTGGCCTCGGCCAGGGTGACCGGTTCCACACTCGGCCCGGAAACCTTTTCGAGGACTGGCATCAGGCCCCCTTGGACTTTGTCGCCTTTGGTTGGGCGGCCTTCTTGGCCTCGAACTCGTCTTCCGCCGGTTTTGGTTGCTCCGGTTCCGGTTGGGGTTGTTCAGGTTCCTGGACACCCTGGGCCGGTTGAATGTCGGCGGGAACCGCCAACTTGGCGGCGATCATGCTTGCCATGTCCTCCTCGGACTGGCACTCGTAAATTTCCCCAGACTGCCAGCATTTTTCAGAACTGACAACGGATTCCAAAAGTCGAACTAAAAATGGCATGGCGAACCTCCATAAAAAGGCGAGGCCGGTCAAAATTGTCCGGCCCCGCTTCTCGTTTTTTTTAATTTGAGGTCAAATACTTAATCCCGTTAGGGTTGATAACCGTTGAGTCCGACCTTGCAATCGCCAGGAAACCGGTTTGAGAAAACTCAAAATATCGTTCCATTGATTGCATGATTTCAATGTCGAGGGAGTCACGAATCCAGAATTGCGACATATCGCCAAAAACGACCGCTCTCCCTGCGTTCCCAATATTTGGCATCGAGTTATTCACGATGACCGGATAAGAGAACAAACGAGTTGGGGCCCCGTCTTGACGATAGTCGACATTGAATATCGGTTCTCCGCTTGTTGCATAACGCAACTTTCGGAGGGCGATCAAGGTCGCATCATTCATAATAAAGACCGCGTTTTGGCGATATGCCAAGTCTACTTTTGAAATTAAATTCAAAAGATCATCAACCGAGATAACACCAGACCCGGCGGAACTTAAGCCAAGCCCGGCCCCTTGAGTAAGTCCAAAGGGTTGGGTCCCACCAACTCCGTTGGTGAAGTGGTCGAGTTGGATCCGCCCGATCCTTTCGCCCAATGCGGTTCCCACAACCTCGGAGATATTTACCGCCGAGTCCGAGAGAAGTTCGTTTGAGATCCGAACAATCTTCGAGGAGTATTTGAAGGCCCCCAAGTTCCTTTGGCTGAAGGTCGGGTCCAGTTCGTTGTGGGCCAAGTTTTCGCCGACTATTTCACCCCTTGAGGCGGTGTCGTCCATCGTCGGAATTTCCAAGGGGTTTCCCCGCTCGGTACGAATTACCTTGGCAAATTCTCGGATTGGACAAGTGTATAACAAGGCCTTTTCGAGTTGTTCGACAAAATCACGGGGGACCGTCCAACCGCCCGAGGCGGCGGGAAGGGTCGCCAAGGCCCGGGTTGAAAAGTCGGCGAACTTCGGGGCCCTGGTCGAGAGTTGGATCCGGAGGGACCTTTGGTTGAGGTCGAACCCGATTTCACGGGCGGCCTTGACGAACTCGGGGCGAACCTGGCCGGAACCGGCGAGGGCCCAACCCCGGAAGGCGAGGTCCCGGTTTTTTGTCGCCCTGGTGTCGTTCAGGTCGGAGACAAAGGCCGGGGCGGACTGGATCCGTCTCGGGGCCTGGCGGACAACAACGGGAGGGGCCTGGAGGTTCCGGACGGAAACCGCTGGCAATGACCTGGAGGCCGTTTCGTCGGTCGTCTCGGCCGCATCGTCGGCGGGATCCTGGGCCAGTTCGGACTCGAGGGCGGCAAGACGGGAGTCAAGGTTGTGAACCGTTTGGACGAGTTGCTCGAGGGTCGCCATGTCCTCGGGGGCCAGGTCGGCCCGCTTGGCGATCTCGTTGGCCTGGGTCAGGGTATCCGACCGTTGGGCCAGGATGTCGGCGTGGTCGGAGATCAACTTGTTTCGGGTTTCAATGCTCATCGGGGTAAACTCCAAAAATTGGGAACAACGAAAGGTCATTAACCGGGAACTTATCCGGTCATCGAAGGCGAACCAGTTCCAGGCGGAGAAGTTCCGCCCGGAGTTTCAAAAGTTTTTTCCCGTCGTCCGCCTGGGCGAGTGACCGGAGGGCCGCCTCGGTCGCCGGATAGGCGGGGATCGAGACGGCGGAGACCTCGACCAGGTCGATCGCCCGCAAGGTTCGCAACCGGCGGGGATCCTCGTCCGAGACGATCCCCCACTCGTCCCCGCCTGGCGGAGTCCGGAACCCAAAAGAGAATTGGTTAAGGTCGCCTCGGGCCAGGAGACGGCGGAGATCCTCGGCGTAACTGACACCCTCGGGGAGGTCACACTCGACCCGGAGGCCGATCTCGTCCTCGACGAGGCGAAGAGTTCCCGAGGACATCCGGCCGAGAAGTTTCGATTGGTCGTGTTCAACAAAACAACGGACATCGGCCCCGCCTTCCAGGGACCTGGTAAAGGCCCCGGGGCGGATAACTTCGACGAACCCGCCAAGGTCCTCCGAAAAACTGTCGAACTTGGCGGCGTAGCCAACCAGGCGGCGGCCGTCGTTCTCGGCCTGGATGGTCGAGGCGATCGTCCTGGTCTCTAACCCCTTGGGTTGCATCGGTAAACCTCCGGCGGTCGTTCCGTTTTCAGGACTCCCCGTTGGCGGTATTCCGCCAGGGGAGGAGGGAAAAGGTCGTCGGCCTCAATCCGTATCGGCGGGAGACTGGCGGGCCCTACGGGTAACCGCCTGGGACCTCCGACAAACAAAACCGAACCGTCCCAGCCGTTTTCTTCCGGGGTCAAGGGTTTGTCTCCTGGGCGACCGGTCGAACCTGGACCGGGTCAAAAATCGAGTTGATAATCGAGGCCGCCAGGAACGGGAACGAGGCGGAGGCGATCGCCTTCGCCGAGGCGGCGGGGACAAGGCCTTGTCCAACCTGGTTGACCAGTTCGACCAGGGAGGCGATTTGGGCCCCATTGAGTGCGGTCGAGGCGACATCGGGCGAACCGCCAGGGACTTGAGCGGCGGCCTTCCCGGCCGGTTGGATTGGGAAACCCCCTCCCTCCCCCGGAAGGATGTCCTCGCCTGGGGTGGGTTCGTCGATCGACATCTCGGCGGAGAGAGGGGACTCGGAAGACGGGGCCCTGGCCCCGGGGGCCCCAAGATCGGGGACCAGGGGGGACATATTAACGGGCGAAAGAAAGGTGTCGCCGCCGTCAATTGCTGGCATATTTTCTAATTTGCGAATCTCGTTGGAAGACATGATCCCCCAGTTTTTCGCTACGGAATAGGCCTTGAACCTCGAGACGATGTCGGCCCGGAGGATCCCATCGATCGAGTGTTCCCAGTAGAGGGAGGACTTCTCGCCGTCGAGGAGAAGTTTTTTTGAGGAGAGTTCCTCGAACCGGACCAGGTAGGGGCGAATGCAGTCCTGTAGAAAAATTATTTGGGTCGCCTCGGGCGAATTGGTGTTACCGTCAACGAGTTTTCCGATCGGGATCCCGAAGACCCTCGCACACTCGGCGACCTGGAATTGACGCATTTCAACCGCCTGGGCGGTTTGGTTCGATCCGTTGTTGCTCGAGTAGGTCGCCCCGCCCTGGAGGATCGCCGTGCGGAACGAGTTCCCGATCCCGCTATGTCTTCGCTCCCATTCTCGCCGCAACCTTTCGGCGGCCTCGGAGTTCAGGACACCAGGGACCGAAAGGGTCCCGCCTGGCTGGGCCCCGTTCTCAAAAACCGCCTGGGCATATTCCTGGGCGGCCCGGGTTAGTTCCAGGGACTTCGAGCAAACTTCCCCAAGGCCCTTACCCATGAAACCGGAAAAACAAAACATAGACGAATCGGGGAGGACCCTGGTCCGGCCGGTCCCGTCGTGTTCGTTGACCCGCCAAACCCGCTCCCCGGTGACTGGGTGGGTGTCCTCCTGGACATCGGCGAACGGGATCGGCGACAGGGAAACCGCCCGGCCTAGCTCGTCGTGGGAGATCTCGGCGTATCCGTAACCGTAAACCAGGGCGGAGAAAACGAGTTCCTCCCGGATCTCGATCTCGGTTTGGAAAGGGTTTGGCCTGGCGAAAATCCCGGCGACAGGATGGCCCCGGGCCGACAGGGCGGTCCGCCCGTTGTCGTTGTCCCGTTGGTACAGTTTGAGAGGGAGAGAGGCGATCGTCGAGGCGATCAACCGGACCGAGGTCCAGACCGCCGGGATCCCGAGGTAATCCTCGGCCCTGGGGTTGTAGGCCCAAGGGTTTGTGAACTGGTTCCAGTCCCGCAACTGGCGGACCGGGTGCGACCGCCGAAAAAGGCGGGACCCAAAAGTCGAAACAAGGCCGAGGAAACCGGTTGCCATTCCCCGAGAATATCCAGGCGACCAAGGCGAACCGCTCAAACAAAAACGACCCCGCCGTCCCAACCGCCGCCCGTCGGGGCGAAGACCCGGAGGCGATCCAGGGCCATGAGGGCGGCGACGGTTGCGTCGATCCGTTGAGACCTAACCCCGCTCTTGTTCGGTTTCTGGTTCCCCGCCGGATCCCGAACGAGGCCACAGTTCCCTTGGCAGTAAGAAAGGATCTCGTTTCCGTCGTGGATAAGTTGGCCCGACAGGATGGCCCGCTCCCAACCCTTGGTCGAGGGATCCATCGAGGCGTAGCCCTGGCCGTGGCCGGTAATATTGAACCCGGCGGAAGATTGCAACTCGGCCGCCAGTTGGGCGATTTGCCAACGGTCGCAAACGATCTCGGAGATCCCGAACCGTTCCCCGAGTTCCAGGACCTTCGCCCGCACAAAATCGAACTCAATGACATCGCCAGGGATGAGGGTCAACCAACCCCGCTTGGCCCACTCCCGCCAGGGAGTCAGGGTGGACCGTTCCCGGTCGACGATCGCCTCCGGCAAAAAACAATGG